GTTCTATGTCCATTTACAAATCCATGAGCAGCATAATGATAGCCATCTGCTGTAGTCAATTTATGTAATAAGTCAAATGGCGGGTGATCTGTTTTGTAGTTGTAAGCTAATTCTTTACTAATACTTACTGTTAATTTATTAAGATCTGTCTCAGCTAAAGTTTCACCAATAAAGAACTCAATTTCGTCTAATGTTCGCTTTTTGATTATGATATTATTTCTATATCCAAAGGATGTAGCCAATGTCATTAGGTCTTTTCTCTGTAGCTCTGTGCCTTTATAAAATGGCAATTCTTCCATTAATTCATGCTGGGTTACCTCATTATCACAATCAGCTAAATAATGGGCTAAACGCTCATATGAGCCTTGTTTTCGCATCAATGTATGAAAGGCTTCTCCAGAGTCTTCAACTAGGCTAATAGCATAATCCAAGTGATCTTGAGTAATTTCCGTACTATTGTCGGTAAAAGCATATGCTCCAGCCAGTTTATTAGCTTTGTAATATCTATGAATCATTTCAGCCTTATGAATAGCCATATGATCTTTCATATCATCTGCAAGTTCTTCGCATTTCATTTGATATTCAATTAGATAGATCGAATTTTCTTCAGACATGCGTAAAATAGGATTAAAAGGCCTTTTTGCAAAATCTGTAAAGGCTCTTTGTATATCTAGCATTTCTTTCGCTAAATTTTCGTCTACCATCATTTTATATCGTTCTTGTGCAGATGCGTACTTAGTTCTATGATTATCTACAGTGTACCCGTACAACAATCTACGACCGTAACCTGTTTCTAAGAACTGTTTAAATTCTTCTTCTATTCGTCCACCATCTAATAATTTAGTAGGTGTACCAAACATCATAAGATTAGTAGGTGTATTACCTGGTAATTCTTCTGATCTAATATTTTCACTCGTATTTTTTGTGAGTTTTTGTTTAACTAACCCTACATCGTATAATTCTAAAAATACATTTAATACATCTACATTTGCAGACAAGTTTGATCCAACTTCATCTAGCTCTAGATTCATGGATCCTGCTGAAGCAAGTAATAATTTCTCCCGCATTTGTTTAACAGCTGGGGAAGTTCCGCTATCAAAGCTAAATGCCAATTCCCCTAATCTTTCAAAGTGGCTTTGAAATTTAGCTAATTGCGTGTTGTATTCTTCCTCTAATGGAACTAAACTTTGCCCAGTATTAATTCTCCATTCCGCTCTTTCTTGAGCTAACGTCTGCATATTTTCTTCGGCTTTTCTCGGAAAAATGGTATTTAGGAATTCTTTTTTAAAATGTGCTACGAATTCACGTTCTAGAATATTAGTTGAATGCCCTTTACCTGTTCCTGATACCATTAAGTTTAATACATAAGTGTTAACTGGAATGACGTCTCGGTCATTTGTTAAAATATTACATCTCATCATTGATGCTACTTTGGATAAATAATAAGCTGTTAATACTCTAAAGAAATGACGGTTATCATTATTAACTTTTCGGGCTAAGATATTGACTATTTTTTCGGAAAATGGATGATATTGTTTCATTCATGTTTTCCTTTCCCCTTAGCAATTGCATCTCTACTGCACATCTGAGCGATAGAGAAATAATTTCTACCATCTGGATAATTATCGAGTGTAGACGGATTCCAAACGGATCTAACCATTTTTAACGCTGCCATCTTTAATGCATATAGGTGGGCTTTATTTTCCCAAGGAGATTCTTTTGCGTAATTATCTAAGGCTGTACATATTTTTGCCCACGTATTAAAACAATCTAAAGGCGGCCCATATTTTTCTTCTCTATTTTTTATTATCTGGTCGTCTGTCATTTCATTATCTTTCATCTTTAGTCTCCTTGAAATCAATATTTGCTACTGTTTCTGTTACTTCTTCTAAAAAATGAATAGCTACTGAGAGTTGTACATCTTCTTCTTCAGCAGCTTCTACATCTCTTTCTTGTAAATTTTGTAAGTAGCTTTTTACATATTCTAATTGTTGTTGATTACTTAGTGGCATCACTCACCTCCTCTTCTTTTATTTCTTTAGTAACTAAAGTTACTTGATTGACATTAGATACAACATCGGCAATAGCATTTTTACTAGCTGTATCTTGTTTCGAAATCCAGACAGGGGAATTAATTGTAAAAGCATTTCCTATCTGAAAGGAACTATTTTTAATAATTGATTCACACATTGTAAGAAATTCTGCAACAGTTATCGGAGTATCTAAAGGTTCAAATGCCAAATCTTCTGAATAGCCATGATAGCTATGAGGATTAGCTGGGTATCTATCCTCATACCCATGGTAGACGGAAGAAATAATAACTGGTAAACCAGTCCTTTCTTTCCTTAACGCTTTTATTAAACTACCCAACGTCATTTGATACTCTGCTCTATGCTTCTTTCTTTCAGGAATAACAGCTTTTGTTATTTCTTTGATTTCATTATCAATCTCGTCTTTATCCATAGCAATTCTCCTATAAAGTATGCCCTTGGGAGGGATCGAACCTCCACACACCGATTCTACGACTCAGTTGCTCTGCCATTTGAGCTACAAGGGCAGATTAACTAACTCTCTGATCGACCTAGGCCATATTTTTGTTGTATTACTCTACGAGCTTTTTCAGGTAAGTGATTCGGCTTGGGTTCTAACTTATCAGGACACTCAAATACTTCGTTAAATAACTTGTCTACTTCTTTTACATACTCTTTTTGTGAAAAATTCTTAATAGTTATGTCTGAAACTAATCTTTTAAATTTTATAATTTCTATCATAGCCTCACCTCTAAAATTAAGACGCACCTACGTCTGCGTAAGTGTTGGCACTAAACTTCATGGTTATGTATAGAACACTATCAAAGCTAGGACGTAGATACGCCTTTTTTTCGTTGATATCTCTCCCATGAGGACTTTCTTTGTGAAACTCTATAGCATTGGTGGCCGCAGTACTTAGCGCACTTATTAGATTTTACTACTTCTTTATGGCAAACAATACATTTAATATTGTATTTTTTAGTAATTTTATGAGTTCGTTTAATCCAAGGCCGTAAACCCTTTTTTTCATAGGGTTTTGACTCTTTGGTAATCATGTTATCCCAATGTTTTCTTTCAGTCGGAGACAAATACCAATTTTCTTTATTTGTTTCATTGTATAACTCTAAGGCTTTTTCCTTTGGAATTTCTTCCTTTAATACTCCATCTGACGAGTAAATTCTAATTCCATTAATCATAAATGTAACCTCCCACTCATTTGCATATCTTTTGCTTGGCTACATACTTCCACCACTGAGCAATAACGACATGCTTTAACTTCTCCTGGAACTGTTCGAATCATGCCTACATCTCCATCTTGAGATTTTCGTTGTAATGCTTCGTCCATTGTTGCGAAGTTTTTAGTTGATCTATCTGTCTTAGCTGGATTTTTATAATATTTAAATACTTCATCAGTTGCCCATAATTCTTCATCAGTACATTCAGGAAAAATACTGGAATTTTGGGGCTGATCTAGTAGTGCTTCAACTCGTTGTAATTTGCTACTGATCCAGTTTTCTGTTTCTTGAACACTCCATAATGGATAAGATTTATGGGCTGTCCTAAATGGAGGATAGTCCTTTGCTTCTCTAGCTTTAGATGGTGACCAATCCGTAAAAATATAATTAATATTAATAATATCTTCTGTAATTTTATCTGGGTTAAGCCATTTATAAATACTGCCTTGTTTAACATATTTATCTCTATCACTATCATAAATATACTTCCAAACCGTAGCAGACTTATAATCATTTACAGTTCCTGCTAATACTAAATCAAATTGACCAGAAATAATAAATCCATCTATTTCTTTTTCTACTCTTTGTTCTACGTATATTGGCATATCTCCAGGTTTTACTTCTGTAGGATTTATTTTTACGTTTCTTACAGCACTGTCTCCTGCACCTAATGTTCTTAAAGCTTCTCTTACCGTATCTTCATTTTTCCATGCTGCTTCACAAGCAGAATGTATAGCAGATCCCATACGAGCTGCACCCATGTCTGCAATATCTACGGTTTTATTTAGATCTTTATGTTGCATAGAGAGCACTAGTTCACGCAAAGGTTTTAATAAACTAGTAGCACTAATAGCATTAGGCCTATCATCATAAGCATATGTATCGTTCAATAAAAATACTGCTAATGGTAATGTAAGATTATTTTTATTTGTATATTTAAATGCCATAGAGTTATCCTTTAAGTGGGTGTGCGGTTGCAAATTTTATTATTATTTTATCTATTACTCTAATTTCTGCATCGTAACCACCATCCTCATCATCACCATATTCTTTGATGTGTTGGACTAAATTACTATGTAGCTTCTCTAATGCTTCTTGTATAAATAATGATTCTCCTTTTGTGAAAGTTAAGGTTACTTTATTTTTTGAGTTATCAATGCTACCGTATGTCATTGCCATTTAGTAGTTTCTCCGTTTTAAGTTCTTTAAGTTTTTGCTCATAGTCACTTCCTTTAGGTAATGGTACTAACTCAATAAGATTACAGTTAGCATATTCATGTTTATTTACTCCGCCAAATAGCTTATTATATTTACGATATACGCATTCTTCCTCTGGTACTTTGTACCATCTAGATAGCCATTCAGCTTCAACTTGTTCACTACCTATACACAAGTATTTAATCTTATTGCCTAAAAATCTTCCAAGCTCTGGTGGTTCCCAATCGTCTGGAAGCATACTTTTAACGTATCCCATTAGTTCTCCTAACTATTGATATATACATTAGTAGTTGCTCTAGTAAGAGCTACATAAAATAATTGTGCACGAGTTACAGGATTTCTGCATTTATTTATATTTAATTTATCTATAAATACAGCAGGAAATGTTCCTCCTTGTGCTTTATGAGTAGTACCGGCAAATGGTGGGCGTAAATCAGCTAAAGAA